GTGTGGGTCATGGTGGGCATGTGTTTCTGGTCCTTGCTGGGGGGTGCTTGCTTCCCTCCAAGTGTACCAGCAGTTGACTGAAATTGCTACCCGACAACCCGCCTCTTCATGCGTTCTGCGTGGATTTTGCGAGCCAACGCCACCATCTGCTGCACCAACGGTTTCGAAACACCCATATCTCGGGCTATCTGAGAATACGTCAGCCCATCCCCGCCATTCCCAAAATCGCAGGCTTCCTTAACCGACAAGGCACGTTCCGCAATCACAACCTGCCGAAACGACGTAAGCGCCGGAAGCACCTCTTCGTTCAAAAGCCTCGCCCGTTCCAACGGATCCGTTGTGTCCCGAGCCTGACTCATCAATGTGTTTAGGTCACCCATCATTTTTTTCCTGTCTCGTTGATAACTAATAGAGCCCTGTCTTCGCCGCCGTCGACATACGGAGCGCGAAACGTGAGGGACGTTACAAACTTCGGGCCGTCGTCTGGGATCACCCCAGCGTCAACCAACCCATCGATACAAGCCTTCGCCACCGGGAAATGCCCGCCAGTGTCAGCCATGTTGCGCCGGTTCTTACGGCACGGGACGAACACCACTTCGATGGAATGCATCGCAGGGATCTTCGCTTCGAGCGCTGCCACATAAGCGGCTTCCCTCCACCCACGAACCAGTTTGGCCCGCTTATGAAAGTGCATCGCGCGCTCGCCGTTCAACGTGAAGAGCGAACCCTCAACCGTCAACGTCCATGTACTCACACATCCAGCCTATACCTCTTTCGGTATTCGGCCGAGGGTTTCCCGCATCTTTGCGAGATTTGCCCGCACCGTTTCTGACGACGCAGGCGGCCCCTCAGGCGCAGGAAGTTCATGCACCTGCACCGCACGGCGACACGCCAGCAAGGCTTCCTTGAACTCCGCCCACGACGGCCAAAACTTGCATGAGTCCTCAACCCGCTTCACGGCCTCAACCGCCACGTCGAAGTCATAGGGCTCAAGGTTCTTCACCCAACGGCGGACCTCTTCGACGTTCAACGTCTTGGACGAAAACACGACAGCGAGTTGCGCTAGGACGTAATCGGCTTGATCTTTTTCCATGAGTCTTACCTTCTGACTGGGACGGTCTTCGAGTTGGTAGATGGCGACGTTGTAACAAGTGGCTTTGACGGCGTATCCGTTCCACCCGTCGACCTCCCCTTTGCGGAGAAGGCGCGCTTTGTCAAAGTAGTCACGTTTCGACAACGACCCGACATACCAGCCGCGGGTCATGTCATAGAGGACCCTGACGAACGCGTACTCGTCGCATCGCTGCTTGACGTTGAACGCAGCGACGGAACAATCGAAATCTGACTCTGGGCGCACACTGGTGCGCTTCGTCTTGACATCGACAGTCGTCTCGTCGGCGTGCAACACGTCGTACTCAAACGTGTTCTCTTGGATGCCGCCCTTGACCTCGATATAAACCAATTCACCGAGAACGCCATGGACAGTGCCGTGGCCTTCTTCGATCGAGTTCCGCAGTCGAGGGACTCTGGCAGCCGTGGCTTTAGCCTCGGCGACCATCTCAGGCGAGATCGCTACCTCGTAGAACATAGAAGCAGCCACCTACGGGGGTGGGGGGACACAGTGGGTGTTGTGAAACCCACCCCCGTAGACAGCGCCCCCCTACGACGTGGTGAAGAACACCTCGTCGCCGCGGATGCGGGTCTCGGCCTTGAGGCCACGCGTGTTTGCAGCGGAGTGGACGAGGGCACGGAATGTTTCGGCGGAAATCTGGAAGTCGATTCCATGTTCCACAGACCAAACACTGCCGTCCATCCATTCGTCCCACGGGTACTTCGCTCCGCGGTTAGTGCGTGGAAGGATACTGATGCGCTTTGCCATGATGTCTTACCTCTTGGTATTGGGATTTGCTCGTGCCGTCTTCGACGACCCGTCTTTGTCGGCCTTCTTGGCTCGACGAAGATCTTCTGCTTCACGATTGCGGCGGTATTCTGCCAGCGTAATCGTGTCGGATACTTCACTCCTGATCTCTGCCATCAAGTTCTCTCGCTTGTCTAATCGCGTCCCACCCCTTCGGGGCGGATGTCACGTCTTCCATCTTTATGGTTGTCGGATCGAGTTCAGACCAGTGGTTGGCTATCGCTATCGGGGTGATGGCCGCACCAGAGAACTTGCGGCGGTACACCTTCACTCTCGTGTGGATCTCACTTGCCGTAGCGTTCGATTCTTTGAGCAGTTTGACGGCCTTGTTATAACGGCCACGCTCTTGCGAGTTCAGGCTAGCGGTGTTTACCCCACATGCCTCCGTAATCGCGTCCCAAACCAAATCTTTTTTCGGAGCCACCAAAGCCTTGCCCTTGGCTTGCTTCGGGGGATCTGGAACAGGAACCAGTTCCGTTACGGACGCAACGTGCATACACAACTCATAGGTGTTGCTCTTGCGGCCACCACCGGGCTCTTTGGCAATGAACCCCTTCTCGACGAGGCCCTTAACGCACCTATTGATAGTCGACCTCGACAGCATCGTGTACCGGGCAAGGGTGTCCATCGACGGGAAAGCCCTCTTGCCCTGCGGGCTGGCATGATTGGCGATGCCGAGTAAAACGAACTTCTCGTTCGTTGTCAGATCGCCTTCTTGTTCGAGTGCCCATACCATCGATTCAATGCTCACTAGCCCCTCCTGAGGACGGCTTTGGTTGAACGTCGGACCTCGCAGAAGTCGTCAGGGTTCAAACCGGGGATGTTGTTGCGAAGGGCGGTCACCCGCCAGTCGCGGAATGCGGCGCATTCCAAGAGTCGGCTGATGATCGCATCGACCCACGGGGCGACGATGGCACGTTCGCTGACATAGGAACCGGACTCTTGGTCGACGAACTCGCGTTCCTCGATCTCGTCAAGGGCGGCGGTCACGACGGCGCGGATCAGAACCTGATTCTGCCAATTCGTGCGATAGTTCGAGATCTTCCGCTCAACGGAGATCGACCCGTATTCGACCTGCTTCTCGCCCATATGATCCATGACTTCAACGAGCGCAGGGTTGGCTTCATCGTCGGCGTCCTTAACACGGGCCTTGATGTCACGGATGAGATCCAGCAGGTAGGTGAGGCCTTCGGCGGAACCGGCAAGGTCGCCCTCCGTGGCGTTCACCTTGGCTGTGTTGATGTAATTGGCAAGCATCTCGTTGAGGCCGTTGGCCTGCTGCTGGATGTCTTCGATCTGCTGGTCATATGTCATTGCGAAACACCTTGAGTCGTAAACCGGGCTGGTCGGGGTTCTCGGGTGAGATGATCATACGGTCGACGACAGCGAGCCACTTGGCTCCAGCGTCGATTTCCGCAGATAGTTCCATCGCCGTATCGGCGGGGATGTACCCGAGGTGGGTTGACCCGACCATGACCTTCATTGCGTTCGGGTCAACCGGGTTGTCTGGCTCGCGGACGAGCGTCGCCCGTAGGGGCCGCTGTGCATACGCAACGGCTTCCCCGACGGCGAAGATGTTTTGGGGGTAGTCGGCCCCTCGGAAGGTGACGCCGACCACGCGGATTTCCAATGGTGAGGGCAGCATCAGGCTGCCTCGTCGGGGGGCAAACCGATCTCGTCGTCGAGCGAAGCCTCGTACTCGCCGTGGATGATCTTGACCTGTGCAAGCAGGGTGTTGAACTGGCTGACCGACTTGATCGGCCACATGCGTCCGTTCAGAGCGGTGTGGGCTGCACGGGCACGATCCGCATACTCTTCGTCCATCTCACCAACGAGATTTTTGAGTTCCTCATGGGCGGCTTCAAGATCCCACGCGGTGTTCCACTCGTCTTCTTCTTCGACGAGGGCGGCTTCCACTTCGGTGACCTCTTCGGCATCGATGATGACGGCTTCCACCACATCGTCGTCCTTGGTTTCCAACTCGATCAGGCCCTCGGACAGGGCGGGGTAGCCAACGCCGGACATTTCCAGCGCTGTCGGTTCGGGAGGGCCTGCCGGAAGTGCAGCAGGCTCGTCGGGGGTTAATCCGCCACGAATCGCTTCGTGTTCCGCTAGGCGCTGCTTGTAAAGGACGAAGACGCGCAGGTCTTCGGTCGTGTCGGGGTAACCGGCACGCTTGATGGCACGGCCAAGCGCCTTGGTACACAAGATGTTCCACGCGTCGGAAACGTGATCTCCACGCCCGCCCTTGGCGTCGGCGACAGGCTTGTAGGCGACGACTGGCGACGGGTCGCCGGGTTCACGGTGGATGGTGGCGACGCAATAATCTTCGTCACCGCCGAACTGCTTGGGGATGCCGAGTTCTGCGCCGGTGGCGGCGTGGAACTTGACGGACGCGGCGGGGTGGTCTTGCTTGAAGATCCCCCATCTCAAACTGGGACTGACATAGTCCTCTGCGATGTTCGCCATGTCGTTTCACTCCTGACTTAAGTGTTTGGGTGCCGCCCGCAAATCGCGGTGGCATCGCCGTAGCGACCCTTCCAGTATACGCAACGCACGCTCAGGGACAACCCCTACGCCACGATTTCTCGCCCACCGCATTCATCGACGGCGTTCTCGAACAAGAGCCGCAACACAAGGTACTGGGCGTCGCCACCGGAAAGGTTGAACATGGCGTGGATGTCCCAGAAGGTGTCCTCGTGCGACTCCTTTATATGGACGAACGCCTCGTCGTCGAATAGGCGAACACCCTCGGCCAACGATTGGGCCAAGTCATACGACGGTATTGACGCTGCGAGTCGGAAGCGAAACGAAACGGGCATGACCCCATTGTGCCCCGCCACGGACCATGCCGCCTAGCGGCTAGTCGTCGTGGATGTCGAAGTCGACCGGTTCGACGGTGGCCGTCGAGCGGGCCTCAGCCAGTTCAGTTTGCAACTGGGAGATCAGGGCGTCCTTCACCGCGGCCTCGGTCGTCAAGTTCGCGACTGAGTTTGCGAGGTTCTGGATCACCTGCTGGACATCAATTTGAGTTTGGGGTTCATCTGCCATGCCGAAAGTATAGCAGTCCTACCGGACCAGCCACTCCTCAACGGCGTCCGAAATATCGCGCATCTTGATCCACGACGCCCCAGTGGGCTGCCCCTTACGGATACGCAACTTGCCAAGCACCCCGATCGGCGACCATTCTGGCCGATCCTCTCTGGGCACATACGTTGCCGACTCGTCCCAGTCGGGGTTCAAAACCCGTTCTTTGCTGGTTTCGTATGTGGCATCTTCGGGTGCGGTTACATCGTCGGGAATGGCATCAACCCGGTAGGAATGGTTAACCTCATTGGCGCTCTCTTGCTGCTCTACCCACCACACCATTGATACGTCTTCGCGCACATACGCTCCATACTCATCGCGCAGATACTTGCCATGCCACCTATCCCATGCAGCGTCGCCAACAACCACGGGATCGGCTGAAACAACTCCGATGATGTCTTCGCCCTCCGCTGCCGCCCTAACCTTGTTGCCAACAAGCGTTACCGTGATCCCCCGACGATCTTCGTCAGTCGGGTTCCCGTCTTCCCATTCAAAGTATTCCGCATAGTCACCAGCGGCACCGTTCCAGCCCCCGTCGGCATACGCCGCGCCGTCACCCCTAACCTTGAATTCAGTATCAAGCGACGGCCAGACGCCGCCAATTGCCCTGATGAAAACAAAATTGCTCGTTGACCCCCGCGTGCAATACAGATTCAACAAATCCGTTGAATACGAAGTATTATTTGCAAACCCCTGAATCGTGTACAGATTGGAAACAGTTGTTGCGACATCCATTGCTGCATCTGGCGCAGAATTCCCAATACCAACTTTGCCGCCCCCACCCCCCGCATAGTTGAGAATCAAATCACCCCATGCGTTCAACGCCGTATTATGAGCGCCTACAACAGCCTTACCGG